GATTTGTAGTTGGGTTGTAATTGTTGCAAAAAGTTGGTCAAATCGTCTGCGAGGCCCGCAAGTGCGACCTCTAATTCAGTCCCCGTGTTCTTCATGCCGAACAAGCCCTCCACGGAGAAACCCTTGAAGGCGTGGCGGTTCTCCCACACTTCGTCGTTCTCGACCTTGAAGGACCCGAACCAAGAGCCGTCGGGGGTGTCCTCGTAGCCCTTGGGGGGAAGGATGCCACGCTCGGTGTCGGTGATGTAGGATTCAAACATGAAGACCCCGTCCAGTTCGGCGTTGTGGTAAGCGTTCACATTGTGCTGGTTTCCTTGCTTGAAATACTTTTGGACAATCTTGCGGATGGTCGCTTTGTCGAATACGACATAGTACTCCCCGTAGGTGTCGTCTTTCCGGTAGATGGGAGTATCGGCAAGCATGAGCGGCCCGGTCAGCACCCTGCGTTCTCCCGTTTCGGCGAAGCGTTGCGGGGTCTTGGCGAAGGCTTGGAAGGGTTTCTCAATCGCAGGCATATCAACGAGGGCCACGAATTGCACGCCTTCGTCAACCTCATCCACGGTCATTCGGTACACGGGAAGTTCCATGTGGGGATATGTAACGGTTAGCCTAATGTTGCAAATTCGGACAAGCGTCGCACCCTGCTGGTCGTCTGCTGAATGTCCCGCTCAACCACATAGGCCCGCATGGGTTGCATCCCTTGGCCTTGGCCGTTCCCAAAGGAGGATAGGTCGGTCGTGTTGGGGTTGGCGAAGATGGGGGGAGCAGCAGCCCCACCCGCACCCGAAGGCATCGGTCCAGCAGGTGAAGGCGCACCGCCTCCTTCGCCACCACTTGTGATGGCCTTGCCCGCTTGAATGCCTGCCGCCGTAATGGCTGCAATCCGCAAGCCTGCACGAATCTTGGCCATAGTGTTGAACGCTTTGAGTTGTGCGATACCCGCCGCTCCCGCCGTCACGACATTCGCAGGGTTGGCCGCAGCCATGACCGCATTGGCCGCCATTTCTTTGTTTAGGTTTACGATGACATTAGCAATCGCCGCACCTTTCTCAATTGCCAAGGCTGCAATGGCCAAGCCTTTGTTTTCCCCTGCAAATGCGGAGAGCGTCTGCCCGATGGCTGCAACGGAATCAAAGACGACCTGCTCCTTGTAATCGGCAACGGCTTTCTCAATGGCCTTGCGTTCTTCGGCATTCTTGCGGTCGTGTTCAAGGATGGCATCGCTTTCGGCAAAGTAGGCTTCTGCAAATGCGTTGAAGTCAGCGGTCTGCTGCTCTAACAATGCTTTCTCGTAGGCCACCGAATCGGCCTCCGCTTGAAGTTCAGCAGCGGCAAGGATGGCGATGCGTTCATTCTCTGCGATCCGATCTGCAATGGCTTTGTCACTGGCGGCTTTGCGATCGGCATTGGCTTTGTCCCTTCTTGACTTTTCTGCTGCTGATAGAGTGCTTGCCGCTTGGTTAATTATATTGGATTCTTCCTTGATTTTGATGTCAAGCAACTCAATCTCTTGGCGCAAAGCCGTTTGGTACTTATCATTTTTGACCCCAAAGCGAGCGACATCTTCCTGCAACTTGCGGTCAAGTTCAGCCTTTTCTGCTTCAAGTGCCTTCCTGCGGATTTTGGCAAGGTCTGCCTCGGTTGCTCCGTTGGCTTTGAGTTTCCGTTCATAGTACTCAAGCGTTCCAGCGGTATCTTCCAAGGAGCGTTTCAAGTTCTTTTGGTCATTAGCCGCTTCTTTGGTGTTGCTTGAAAACAAGCCCATCGCATCCGCAGCAAGACCAATTAGAACCACAATCGCACCGATACCCGTTGCCGCAAGTGCAATCCTGAATGCTCGCATTGCACCCGTTGCAGTACCAACAACGGCCGCATACAGTTTGGTCGCTGCCGTATTGATTCCCATCATTACCGCCGATTCCTTCTGCAATAGGTTGGCCACCTGTTGCACCCCGTTGGCTAAAGCAATCGCCCCCTGCACCTTGAGCATTGCTTTCTGCAAGTCCTCATTTTCATCGCCGAACAATGCCGCCGCTCCTTGAGCGATTTGGAAGCCTGCTGCTATGCCCTGCACCGCACCAACAAAAGCGTCAATCCTTTTGGTGTCGGATGCGAGGTTTTTAATGCGTTGATTTACATCGCCGATTTCATCCTTCAGTTCCCCTGCCGCTTGTTCTAATCGCCTGAATGCGTCGGTCCCCTGCTGGCCTGCTTCGGCCATTGCAATCAATTCTTTCTGCATCTCACGCAGACGCTGCTTTGCGCTTTGCGTTCCTGCGCTTGTGCTATCCTTGAGGCTTACCTCAAGTGCAATCTCTTTAGTTACATCTGCCATGGTTATCCTTCGGAGGGTAGTTCGGGGTTTACGGGTGCTTCATACCCTGGGTCCACAGGGTCGGGGTCAATCGGGCCATTAAACAAGGCCGACGGGTCGTTTGCAGGCGGGGTCGTCGTGGTTGCGGCAAAGTCGGTGAGGTTCAGAATGCGTCGGAGCGTGACACGGCAGGGCTTCATCTGCCCGACCAAATAGTCACGAATTTCCAGCAACCGCCAACGAATGCCGCCGTAATAGATGGGCTTGCGGAAGTCCAGTTGGTAGATGTCCACCGAGGATAGCATCATCGTGAGTTCCAACTGCAATGCTTCTTGGGACACCGTTTCGTTGATGTAGTTCAGCCAATAGGTGTTGTAGAGGTTGTTGTTCGTGTAGGCGTATGGCGACCCGCTTGCGTTCACGGCGTTGTAATACACCAACCTTGGTTGACCAAAGGCGAGGTCCACATTCGGGGCGTACGGATTGTCAATGTGGGACACGAAGGGCATCCGCAAGATTCCCACGGACAGTGCCGTGTTCCCGCTGACCCCGTATTGATAGGCCCACTCGGTCTGCCCCTCAATCAAGTTGTACTGCGCCAATCGGTAGCCCGTCTGCAGGGCTTTGACCGTTCCACTTGCGAGCGTTCCGTCAATGTCCCAAGTCCTGCCCACGATTTTGTCCGTGCTGAACGAGGCGGGTATCAAGGTCCCGCATAGTGTTTCTACCACCTTATCCCCCTTGCCGTAAAAGTTGGAAGTGTTAAAGATTCGCCCGCCGTAGCCTTCCCTTGCAAGAGGGTAGGACTGCTTGTAGGTTTTGGATAAATAGTCACCCATGTCCTTGTACTTGAACATGACATTGGTATAAGCGTTGGGGTCGCCGTTGGTGATGTTCTGCTCTGCGTTCTCATCCGCTTTTTGCGTCCAGTCCAAGGAACCCGATGAGTAGAAGTCCTTCCAAGGTTCAATGTACAGGAGTTTGGGGTCCTGCGGGTCGGGCATGAATTGCAGGTTGAACATCTTTTGCAGGTCTTGCAGGAGGTCGCTCTGCTTGACATCGGCGGGGAGTGCGGTCCGCATATCCAGCACGCCGATACCAACGGGGTTTTCAAGGCAAGTCCATTGGACCGTTGCCCCCGAAAGGATGGAGAAAGTGCTTAACAAAAAGTTCGGACCCGCCGTGACTGCGAAACCAATGTTGGCCGTTGTGTTGGCTGGGATGGTTACATTTTGGAAGCGGACCGTGAACTGGGTGTTGGTCGCAAAACTTATCCCCGTGATGACTGCGTTATCCGTGGAGTTCGTGATGTTTCGGATGGACATACTCGCCCCGAACCTTCCAGCAGTTGTGCCGCTGACGGTTAGGGTGACATCCACATTCCAACGGGTTGCAACGGCTGGATTTGAGAATACGCTGGACGATGCGACCCAATAACCTGGGTTGTCGTAGAACGGCGCAGGGGTGTCTTTGGGGAATAGAGCGGTTGCGTTTGTGCTTCCTGCAAAGGTCACATTCCCCGTGCTTTGTGCAAGGATATTGGACCCCGACAAGTTTACGGGCATGGTCCCCGCTGCGTATGGGATGACCAGTTTATTGAATAGCGACGAGTTGAAGAAACTTGACGAGTAGCGAAACCCCGCCTCCGTGAATATCAAGTCCACCATCTTCTTGACATAGATGCTTGGGCCGAGCCTCCACCATGGCGCTTGGAACCAACCGCCTCCTTGGTTGAGGATATCCGTGAACCCCGCCGCATCCACAACCCCGTAAACATACCCGCTACTCAACGCACCCGATGCCGTCCAAGTGCCACTCACATGGCCGCTGGTGGGCGTGTGGTTCATGCCTGTAACGCCCGCCGTGTTGACGAGCATATTGCCCTCAATGGCTTTGAACAAACTTACATTATCGGTGAACAAGCCCACCTCGTAGGTGACGGTTCCCTTGGTTTTGCTCATGGATAGCAACTGCAATACTCCGCTGAAGACCTGCACCCCATCCTCCCACATAGCGGCACGGATGCGCTTGTTCGGTTGGAAGCCACCGACAAAGGACTGGATATTGTAAGCGTACGCAAAGCAGGCCCGATTCGTCGGGGTGTTGGGAAGGGTTATCGTCTTTGAGAACGACCCCCGTTGCTTGGTCACATCCTCAATGTCACCAATGGAATAGGTGACGGCAATGTCCGTGCCGCCCATGGTGTCAAGCACATAGGGGACCTCGGTGTTGCTATCGTTGAGCGGGTAGGCGATTAGGGTTACGCTCATAGGATGCTATTGTCATAGGCAACCGCAACCTCAATCTGCAACTGCGTGAGGCGGTCATTCCGTCTGGTTACAAATTGATACTGGTTCGCATTGACCACCGCTTCCACAAGTTGGCCGTCCAATTCCAACCATACCTGCCCGCTTCGGACCATCTCAATGAGCCACTCGGATTCGGCATCGGTCAGCCAATCGCTATTCAAAGCATACACATAGTCAAACGAACCCGCCCACATCTTGTTGTAGGTCGTGGTTGCGTACACATCCGAGTTATACCCGTAAACCTCCCTCTCCACATTGGCCCTCTTGCGGTTCTTCATCGTGAAGGTGTAGGAGTCAATCCCGCCGTACTTGTTGATGAAGTGGATCGGGATGGAGTTGAATCGTTCGCAAGGGCCAAGGCGAAACCAAGTAGCCGTATAACCCGCATCAGTTAAATCAATGAATTGAATGTAATAGCCAGCACCCTCTGCCGTTGGAAAATTAAATGACCCTGCTTGACCGTCGGAGCATTGCGCCGATGTCAAAGCCTTGAGATTCATCGGACCTGCACCAAAGCGGTGAATAGAACCACTTACTGATAATGGACGAGGTACGGAAAAATTGCGTACAACGGCACCAGCAGCATTGGTGTAAACCACATTTGCAGACACAATCGCTCCGCTAAATCCAGCGCCTCCGCATAAAAAGCCGTAAGAATTAGAATAAACCACATTTAGGGCATTGGCGGGATTTGAAATTTGAACACAAGTCGTTGTCAATGCTTTCTCACCTCCCTGCAAAGCGCTGCTCGGAAAGTAAGTTTCACCACTCCAATCGGCTAACTCCAACTGCTCCAGGTTCCCCGCAAATGCAAGGACCCCGCTGACATTGGTTGTAGTTCCCGTCTGCACCACAGGCGTTGAGCCGTACTCTTCCATGAAGGTGAGCCGATACCCCGAATAGAACCCCGCATGGTCTGCAAAGCCAACCTGTGCAAGCGTTGGTACGGTTGGAGCCATCAAGGTTTCAACGACCCTGCTCACATCAAAGAACCCGAAATTGGTGGTAGGTAGTTTGTCGCACTTTAGCCGTGCTAGCGTGGTCGTGCCTGCTCCGTTCTTCACATCGCAGACATAGCGGTAATTGGTCGCACTTGTCAACGAGCCGCTGACCTTGAAAATCATTTTGTTGTAAACAGGGGTTGCTGACTGGGGCGAACCCGAAAGGACGGATATGGACATGGGTTATCGGGAAGTTGAAAGGCTGACCTGCTTGCCCAAGACATCGGAAATAGTATTGACGAGCAAATCTATTTGTTCGGGGGTGAGGGCATTGGTGAGGAACTTGGTGGCGTATAGGCCACGCCTGCGGACAAAGTAGGTGATAGACCTTGCGTCTGCGAGTTTCTGCTCTTCAACGGTCCGCACGGCTTTCTTCTCACGGGAATAGGTTGGCGTGACCAAAATCCCTTTATCGGTAATCCAGTCCGCAATGGCTTGGGTCATCGGTCCAACTTGGTCGCTCTTGCCTCCGCCTTTCTTCTTGAATGAGAATGGCGAGTTTGGCGCACGGGTTGAAGTAAGGGTCCCCCGCACTCCTTGGTCCACAAACTTCCAGTAAGGGTTGGCAAGAAGGTTGACCGCAATCTTTTCGGCAGTCAACGGGATAGGGTCAAAATCAAGGCTTGCGGATAGCGTCCCCTTGGCGTTCACATCCTTGCCGTCCTCCCGACCCGTGAGCAGGTTCTTTTGTGCAAGTTTGATAATATTTTTCAGCCAATCAATCAGCGCCTGTTGCCGTGGGTCAACGCCTCCGCCTTTCGGGCCTACGGTTATACCAATGGCTTGAAGGTCGGCGATGTTGACTTCCTTCAAACTGCCGCTTCCGAACTTGGCAAGTACTTTGGTTTCCATGGTGGTAAATGTAACCCGCCAAGCAAAGTGTCCTACTTGCGGCGCATCCGCTCTGCTTCCATCCTCTCTGCTTCCAAGATGTCGTGGATGAGTAGGGCGTAGTTCAAGAACTCCACCGCCTTCATCGCAAAGATGGCATCAAATTTCAGCACATCCTTGTTTGCCATCCGCCACACCACCATGAGCCAACCGTACCCAGCAAGCGGGTTGGTTATTGGCCCTGCATTCCCTTCGTCAGGTGCTTGGAATAGTCGCTCAAAACTTTCAAGTAACTTTCTGAACTTAGCAAAAAAAAACTGACCACCCCCCAAACATCGCCAATCTTGGCGTTGGCTTTGAGCAATTCGGCCCGATCTTGGTGGGATGCCCCGTCGTATTTCTTCGGGAAGTAACCGAGGAACCCGCCTTCCCTGCAAAGGGTCGCCATGATGCGGTGAAGGTTTTGGACCAACTTCTTCTCGTCCGTCGTGTCGGTGTCCATCAGGTCTATCAGTTGGCCAGCGGTCAACTCGTCCGTGAAGACGGTTGGAATCCACCACTTGCCGCCCGCTTTGAACCGCCTGCGATATGCCAAAGTAGGCAGTTCGTTCCACTCTGCGATGATGGTCTTATATCGTTTGGTTAGCCCTTTGGCGGGCATTTCTCGGACGAGCGATACATCCACCCCCTCCACTATCGCCACGACCCCTGCACGCTTGTCGTAATCGGTCAGCACGGGGGTGAACTCCAGCGCAGCGATGCGTTGGAACTGGTCAATGGTGAGGTCTTGGAGTTTCATAGGTTGGCAGTTTTAATCCAAATAGAATCGCTTTGCAGTCCAGGCATCACGAAGTCAAAGTCCACCTGCTCATACCCTTTCGCAATCATGAACGCTGCGACCTGGTTGTAGAGTGCCTGACCGACCCACACTTCTTCGTGTTCGCATTCAAGGTGAAAGGTCTGCACCCGATGGATGGAATCGCCCATGCTTTGCAAAACTTCAAGGCTTGCCCCTTCCACATCCACTTTGCAAGCCCCAATCGGGCCTTCAATCATTGCGAGCAGTTCCCGACCCGTGATAGCCTCCACCTCAATCCTGTTGGCGTTGGCGTATAGGTTGTCGTAGGAACGGTCAAGGAGCGATGAAGTTCCTACCTCGTTAGGACTGCCCTGCATTTGGATGAACTCCAACTTGCCCGAATGCTTATAGATGGCTTTGCGGACCAGGTTGAAGTTGGGGTAGGCTTGAGCGATGTAATCCGCTTGGCTTGGGTTTGGTTCGCAGACCCACACGGAACTTGACCCGAAATGGTCTGCAATCGCCTTCGCATCGTGTCCATCCCGTGAGCCGATTTCCAGCACGGTTGTTGGAACTATTCCTGCGGTTCGGATGGCGTTGCAGTATCGTTGCATGGTCAAAAGATTTTAAGCCCGTCCGCAATCTTCTTGGCGGTGCTGGCGTGGTTGGCTTTGTCAAGGTACTGCCTGAACTCCCAGTCCGCATTTAAGTCATCGGCGGTCAGGTAGTAGGGAAGATGCCTGCACTCGTAAGGTGCGACCATCCTTGCCCCTCCGATGACCACCCGCTGATAGCGTTGGTGATGGTAGAAGGCAAAGGTCGTGTCAACGGGCGCAAGTTGCAGGTCGTGGAAGTACGGTTGGTTCTTGTAGCGTAGTTCGGCTTGCTGGAAGAACAGGGCATCGGTAGGAACATCGTCCGTCCGAATGCCAAGGCCGATTTTGTCCTTGACCGAGAACTTAACCCCGTTAAACGGGTCGCCTTCCTCCTGTTCGTACATATAGGTCTTTTCGGGCAAATCATACCAAAATTCCCGCATACGCAGGAGCGTGTCATCGGGCAGCGCCGAAAGGTCAAGGTCGGGGTCCGTGACGATGTAGTCGGGATATCCCATGTCAAACAACTGCTGCGGGATTTGCGCCTGCCATGCTACGAGGTGGCCGAAGTTGCCCCCCGTGCGGATGACTGCAACCTCATTGGCTTCTATTTTCAACTGCTCGTACCATTCCAGTGTGGGGCCGTAGGTGGAATCGTTGTCCACGATTAGGATGGGTCCAACCCCAGGCATCCGCATCAGTTTCTTGACCATCGCTTTCGGCCAAGTGTAGAGGTTGAAGTTGGTAATGATGACGGGGATTTTGGCCATGGCTAAAATGTGATGACGAACTTATCGGGACCTGGCCATCCCTTGCAGGAGTTATAGACGGTCATGCCTTCACGCTTCCCAATCCAATGCTCTGCCTGCCAGCGGTGTTCCCTTACGGGTTCTCCGAGTTCCCGAATGTGGGATGACTTGGCCCACCAAAAAGTCCCCGCAAAGTAGGGGTAACCGTCGGGGTTGTTGTGGTCTGCGATTTGGGGAAACTCTTCCTTGGTCAGCCAGTAGGCTCCGACGCAGTCCACATTGGCGAGTTCTGCAATGGCCCGTTCCCAAGCGACGATGTTAAAAAACACCATGGACCTGCACCAAAGTTGGTTGATGAGGCTGGGGTCGGAACTGCCCTTGGTGTGGGCGTACAGGTAGGCCGCATCCTCGGTCTGCGATGCCTTGTACATCTCGGTCAGCGTCGCTTGCTCCCAAGCATTGGTGCGGGTGACTACCACCTTAATCTTTGCCGCCACGAGCGAATTGTCCAGTATCTCCTTGACCACCTTCCGCTGGTCGGGAGGGCCGACGATGCCGACACGGATTTCGTCCAGTTGTTCAATCAATCCGTAATTGCAAAGGGCCATCATGTGCTGGTGCATGATGAGTTGCCATTGCCCGCCTCCGCCGCAATAGATGTGGTAGTAGTGTACGAGTTTCATAATATGGAAACAATTGCAAAAATCAAGACCAATAAGAGGAAGAATCTGCCAAAAATCAAAAGCAAATCAATGATGGATTCAAGGTTCATGTGGCAAAGTTACACCACCAAGTACTTCCCCGAGTTACTGACGGCCAATTTGTTGAGGGCCACATATCGCAGGGCATCGCAGGCGTGATTGTACGAATCAATGGGAACCCCCGTGTCCTTGCCATCCTTGTCGGTGGCCCAAGTGTACGAGCGGAGTTCTTTGATCAAGTTCACGGAATCCTTGGTCACATGAAGGTTGAAACGCTTCACGATGTCAATCCCCTGCCTTACCGAATCGGGTCCCTTGCTCGCTGGCTTGATGTTGAATCCGAGGCGGTAGATTTCCTCGATGGACTTCGGTTCTGCTGAATCCGCCACAATCTCCCAAGCCCTTGTAATCCCGAACTCCTTCAACCTTGTTGCTATGTCGGAGTTGGTCAGTCCACGGTGGTAGAGCAGTTCGTGTATGAATAAGTCATCACCCCTGCGGTACACGGCGACCAAGGCGGTTGGGTCCGTGCTGAACCCCCAGTCAAGCCCGTAGGCGACGAATTTCATCGTGGATGGGTCAATCCCCTCAACCACCGTGTAATCCCCGTAGATAGCCCCTTGTAGCGTCCCGACTTGACCGAGGCCGTACACCTTCCACCAGTTGGCCCAATAGGCGGAGGTTTCGGCTTTGTCTCGGTTTCGTTCTATATCGTATCGTATCGTATCAGGAAGGGCCTCGTTGTCTTGGTAGGTCAGGATGAGGAACTCCGCATCCGCTTCGGGCAAGACCTCGGTGTGCGCCCAAAATTCGTGGGTGGGGTTGAAGTCAATGTAGATTTCTTGGCTGGTACGGATGGCCAACTGGTAGTACGAGTCAAAGTCAATATTGTTGGCCTCGTTGATGTAGAGGACCTGCCTCCTTGCCCCTCGGAGCCTTGCTTCCGAATCAGCGGAAAAGAACTCAATCGTGGAACCGTTGGCGAAGTTGTACTGGAGCAGGGTCTTGTTCCACCTATCGGGAACCCATCGGTGGGTCCATTGCATAATCTTGGCGAAGTCCTTAATCGCCCCCCGTCGCAGGTGAGGCACGGATTCGCTGACCACGGAAATCTCCGACTTGGGATGGCGGGCGGCGTGGTCTATCAACACCGCAAGGATGCCGAAGGTTTTGGACGCACTTGTTCCGCCTTGTATCACCTTCTTCCGAGCGGTCATCGCCCGAATCTTGCGGATGGCGGTGGTGTACTTAAAGTCCATCCCCAAAAAGCGGCTGCTCGATGGTGACGGTGTTCTCCTGCTTGTCCACCAAGCCAAGAAGGCGGGAGGCGATGTTGGCCGAGTAAACGCCCGAACTTGCACCCTCCAGCATATCCTTGTCGCAGGTGGCCCGTATGCGTGTAATGATTGGGGAAAATTCTTTGTGCATTTCCGATGTGCCCTTCCTATAGTCCGAAAGGTCAAAGCAGACCCCGTTCTCCGCAAGCCATCCCTCAAAGCCCCGAAAAGTGATAGGCCGCTCCTTGTCCCTGTAAACCATGACCCCATCCTTGCCGACATAGTCCTGCACTCGGTATGGGTTGGCCTTGTTCTCGGCCCTGTACTTTTCAAACGCCTCCCATAGTTCTTCGGGGGTATTCCATATTGGGGGACGGCCTGCCATCAGTATTCTATTTTGTCAATCAATTCGTCAATCTTGTCCACTATCTTCATCTTGACGGCAAAGGCGTTGGGCGAGTTAGATTCCTCCACCGCTCCAATGCAGTCGCAAAGGGTCGTGATGACCATCATGAGCGAATCCATGCGGGCTTGGACCTGCGCTTCGGCGTCAGCCTTCGTTGAGTTCGCCAAGTTCCCGTAGTTTATTTCGTGACCACCCAAGGGCCGCTTTGCCACCCCAAAGGAGGTAGGAGATGTAGCCGCAGTCGCTGGTGGAATCAGCGTTGTCGTAGTAGGTTTCAGCCCGTGAAAGGTAGGAGTGCATCCGCTTAACCGTTTCAAGGGAAATCCCCTCACCGCTTGCAAGTTGCTGCGCTCGGACCTTGCCTGTTTGGGTAGCACACTTGTTCCCATTCCGCTCGTTGAGTTCAATCCCCCGCTTGGCGTTATTGCGCACACCTTCGCCGTAATCGGCATAGGTTTGGAACTGTTCACGGGTTGGGGTTGTTGAGGGCATGGCTGACTTGATGCTGGTTGGCTTCGGCGAACTGGTCCGCTTGTGAGTAAATGTATTGGAGGGCCGATTTTACGCAGTCAGCGCACCACCAATTTGTATTGGGTTGTCCGTGGGCGACGAGGATGGTCTGCAAGTCGTGGACCGCTTCGGGGGACAACCGCATGAACAAGGCGGCTTGGTACTGCTCCCAATAGTGGCGGTGCTTGGTTGCAAGAATGAACTCGTCTTGGGTCATCGGTTGGTCAGTTGCAGGATGACAACGGTCAACCCCGCCGAGGCGAGTCCGTACACAGGAGCGAGAACCCATCCGCAGGTTGGCAGGGTCAGGGCCACCGCCACCCAAAAGGTCAGGCAAGTCACGCAAGAGAACGGCTTGTGCCTTCCCAGCCAAGTCGTGTACCACCATTGGGGGAGGACATGGTACTCGGCGATTGCGAGGGCGGTCAAACTACTTATCAGCAGGGGAAATATCAGCGTGTCCATGGGATTGAATGGCGGCCTTGATTTTGGCCTTGGCTTGGTCAATGGAATAGATTATACTGCGATACGGGATGCCCGTATCACGGGATAGTTTCTTCATGTTACCCGTCCGAAGGTGGAGGCGCAGTAACTCCTTGTCATAGGGGAACGCCCCGTCCTTGGCCCAAGTGTCCATCTCTGCCTCGGCAATGGCCCACAGGTCATCCATCAGGGAATCATATTCCGATTGAGGAATAGGGGAATCGGGGTCCAGTTCTTCCAGCAAGTCGTGGTGGCGGTACTTTTGGGCAAACTGGTTGTTCTTGCCTCGGTACAAGTTGAGCAGAAGGCGCACCACATAGAACTTGAAGTAGCCCTGCGACTGGATTTGCAGAATCTTGGCGGGGTCTTTCTCCAGCAGGATAAGGACGCATTCCTGCTCCAAGTCACGCCAAAGCGGGTCGCCTCCCGTGATGGTCAGGCAGGCTTTGCGGATTTCGCCGCTTCGGTAGAGGTCAAGGATTACGGTGTCGGCTGACTGCATATGCAAAGATTGCAAAAAAAAAGGGCCAGCGGTTAGGCCGACCCTGTCCGAATCTCACGGATTTGCCGATTATCGTAGGCTCACCGACGACCTAAGTCGCACTTAGTCAGAGGTGTAGGGGTGATTACTTGTTTGCAAATTCTGCCTTGTTATGTGCAAAACTTGTGTACGAAGGAATTTAAGTTGAGGTGTAGAGCGGGAATCCTGCACATGGGTGACAAGGTTGTGAATGATAGTGGCATGGTCCCGATTGAGTTCTATGGCGATGTTCTTGTAGGTAAACAGGAACTCCGAGTAGGCGATGTCTGCAATGATGCTCCTTGCGATTACCAACGGCCGAAGCCTGCTTTTGGAGTAAATGTTCTCAATCGGAATCCCAAGGACTTCGCTGGTTGCCTCGGCAATGACCCGAATGATATGCAGGTTGCTTGGTCGCTTCTTGGTTGGAACTCGCAGGTCGTTTGCAAGGCAGTAGGTCCGAATGATATCGGGCAATTCGTTCATAAATGCCTCGCCGTACTTGGCGGCATAGCGTTCTAATTTGGTCTGCATGACTTATACTATTTCGGGGATGGGCATCCAATAAGCAACTTCACAAGTAAACCATGAGTGGTTTTCGGAGTGCCATTTATCCTCTTTGACCCAATACCAGGCCACAATTTGCATTCCTTCGTTATCAGTAATCAGCACGGGTTGCCCATTAAAGGGCATTTGGTCTTGGGGTCTTATCCAGGGCATAGTCAGGCGTTTTTGGCTTGAAGGATTCTTCCGAGGAGGGTCCAGTTCACGGACCAAGGCTTAATGGTTTCGGAACGGTCGGGGCGGTCGCAGTTCACGCACTCCTTGCGGATGTGAATCTGCCAGCGGCGGAAATCGGTGGGGGTTGGTTTCATGGGTTTTG